GCCTTTTCTTTCTACCCGCATTTCAGAACGTTTTGGGGTTGCTAGACTTTGGTTATGCCTAACCCTCCAAAGCCTTTAGAACAGAAGCGTTTGCTTGGTAACCCTGGTAAGCGTGCGATGCCTAGTAATAACAGCACAATCACTCTTTACTCTGGGCGTCGGGAACCTCTTGCACCTTTGGGCGATGCGGGGCAGAGGTTGTGGGACCTTGTCTTTGATGACGGTGAGTTGTGGGTTAGCCCTCGCACCGATGTTGCGTGGTTGCAGGTTGTGTGTGAGTTGTTTGACCGGCGTGATGTGTTGAAGCAGGAGTGGTTGGCTGACCCTGCGGATAGGAAGCTGAACATGTCTTTGTTGGAAACGGAAAAGCTTATTCAGTCGGGTTTGTCGTTGCTTGGGTTTACGCCTACGGATCGTAGCCGGTTGGGTGTTGCTGAGGTGAAGGCGAAGTCGAAGCTTGAGGAGTTGATGGAGCGTCGTGCAAACCGTGACGTCTAGTTGGCCGCCTAAGTGGTTAACGTCGGTACCGGATGAGGCGTTGGCTAGGGGCCGTGAGATGGAGCCTGTGTCTGACTTTATTGGTGAGTATGGGCGCGTAACTAAGGATTCTGTTGCTGGTCGTGCTGGGTCGAAGTTGGTGTTGCGGGATTGGCAGAAGAACCTTGTCGAACATTTGTTCGCATGGGATGATGACGGCCTGCGCAATCGTGTTTCCCTCGTGGGCATGCCAAGAAAATCAGGAAAAAGTGCGCTCGGTTCAGCGATTGGTTTGTACTCACTGATTTTGGGGCCGAAGGGTGCTGAGGTGTATTCGGTGGCTGCGGAGAAGGAGCAGGCGCGCATTGTGTTTCAGGATGCGAAGCGAACGGTGGAGGCCAGCCCGGAGCTGTCGGCTATTACGAAACTGTATCGGGACGCTATCGAGTTGCCGTCGTTCAATTCGGTGTATCGGGTGTTGTCTGCGGAGTCTGTGACTAAAGAGGGCTTGTCGCCGACGACGGTCATCTTTGATGAGTTGCATGCGCAGCCTGACCGTGAACTGTTTGACGTGTTCTCTCTGGCAATGGGTGCCCGCGGGAAGCTCGCAACGTTGATTGCTATCACTACGGCCGGGGTGCGTTCCGATCGCAACGGTAAGGACAGCATCGCGTTCAGCTTGTACAACTATGGGAAACGCATTGCCTCGGGTGAGGAGGAGGATGACACTTTTTTTATGGCGTGGTGGGAGTCGGAGGGTGACCACCGTTTGCGGGAAACATGGGATGAGGCGAACCCTGGCTTTGGTGATTTGAATGCTGAGTCAGATTTTGAGTCAGCTCTGAGGCGCACACCTGAAGCGGAGTTCCGTATCAAACGGTGTAATCAGTGGGTGTCGAGTGTTGAAACGTGGCTGCCTGCTGGGGCGTGGGATGCGTGCGCTGGTGACGTTGTTGTACAACCGGATGACGAGATTGTACTTGGCTTCGACGGATCGTACAACGGGGATGCTTCGGTGATTGTTGGTGCTGTTGTCCCGCACACCAATGATGACCCTGTGAAGGTGTTTCTTGTCAAGGCGTGGGAGAAAGATTTAGAGCATGACCCGGATGATTGGCGTGTTGACATTGGGGATGTGGAGCAGACGATTATGGACTTTTGTCAGACTCATAACGTCCGTGAAATTGCGTGTGACCCTTTCCGCTGGCAACGGTCGATGGAGGTGTTGGAGAATAAGGGTTTGCCTGTGGTGGCGTTCCCTCAGTCTCCGCAACGAATGATAAAGGCGTGCGCTAGGTTCTTTGACACGGTGGTGGAGAAGCGGGTTATCCATGATGGGGACCCGTTGCTATCTAGGCATATTGGAAACACAGCAATTAAGCTGACCCCTGCGGGTCCGCATATCAAGAAGGAAAACCCAAACAGCCCCAGGAAGATTGACGCGGCCGTCGCTGCAATTTTGGCACTTGACCGCGCTTCTGCCGGTAAGATAGAGGCAGTGGTTCCTGAGTTCTTTGGGTAGGGGAAATGGCTACAAGTTTGCAGGTTGTTGGAATGGTCGCTATCACGGCCGGGGCTTTGTTGTTTTCTATCCCTGTGGGTTTGATTGTCGGGGGCGTCTTTGTTCTTGTTGTCGGTTTCGCGTTAGGAAAATAATTGGTCCTGAATAAGTTGTTTGAGCAGAGAGCCATAAGCTTCCAGACTGTGTTCGAGGCTGGGGACGATCTAGCTTTCGGTAACTTGTCTGATACTCAGATAGACTCTAAGACCGTCTTTCAGGTGAACGCTGTTTACTCTGCCGTGTCTTTGATTGCTGACACGATTAGTACCCTGCCACTTGATTCTTTTATCCGCATCGATGGGCAGCGGAGGGCTTTCCGTCCTCGCCCTGAGTGGGTGTCACAGCCTGACATTGCGCTCCCTCGGACCGCGTTCTATAACTCGGCGATTGTTTCTTTGTTGCTTGATGGCAACTTGTTTGTCAGGATTTTCTCGAACGCTCGCGGCGAGGTTGTGAACCTTGTTGTGTTGAACCCTCGCACGGTGACGGTAAAGCGTAACCCGCAGGGCCGTTTGACGTTCAAGATTGAGGGTGAAGATAAGCCTCTAAACCAAGAGGAAATGATTTTCATTCCTGACGTGTTGCGTCCTGGGACTGTGCGTGGTGTTTCCCGTGTGGAGGCTTTGCGGGAAAACTTTGGTTTGGCTTTGGCGTTGGAGAAGTTCGCTGCTACATTCTTTGGGCAGGGCACCAACTTGTCGGGCGTTATCGAGGTCGATCAGAACCTGACCGCCGAGCAGGCAGAGAATCTTCGCAACGGTTTTGATTCTAAGCATCGGGGTTGGCGTAAAGGACACCGCACAGGGGTTCTGTCGGGTGGTGCGAAGTTCAAGACCACACAGGTCGACCCTGAGTCCTCGCAGAGTATTGAGGCCCGCAGATTAGCTGTGGAGGATGTTGCTCGTGCGTTCAACGTCCCAGCAAACATGCTGAACATTCCGGGAACAACCACTTACGCTTCGGTTGAGCAGAATAATTTGCAGTTCATCACACACACTTTGCGCCCGATTGTGCAGAAACTTGAGGATGCTTTCTCGACGTTGATGTCGCGTTACCCTGGGGGTGAAACCGCGTTTATCAAGTTCAACTTGGACGGGTTGGCTCGGGCTGACTTGGCTTCGAGGATGAGCGCTTACAGCACAGGTTTGCAGGCTGGCTTCTTGACGATCAATGATGTGCGCCGGTTGGAGGACTTGTCGGATATTGAGGACCCAGCCGCTTCGAGTGTGCGGGTGCCTTTGGCTAACATGAACATTGACGCGGCCGACCTCATCGCTGATGAGAAGCGTGTGAAGATGGCGCAGGTTCTGGTGTTGTCTGGTTATGATCCGGCGGAGGCTTTGGCTTCTGTCGGTTTGGGGCCAATCAGTCACACGGGGTTGGCTTCTTCGCAGTTGCAACCGGTGGCGCAGATTGACCCTGAGAACCCTGACGCTGTTTATGGGGTGAGCTGATGCCTGACGATTTTGTGGAAGAACTGGACGAGGAGCTTGTGGACGAGGTTCGCGGGTTGGAGCCTCCCGCATGGTTCCGTGCTATTGCTAGGCGGGCGGTCGACCCGACCCCTGATGTTGTGGCTGTGTCGCAGGGCAACATGACTCCTGCAATGTGGGTGGATGTCCGTGACGTTTTGCGCGAAACGGGGAACACGTTGTGGGGGGTGGTTTTGTCGGACCGTAACGCGGCGAGGCTTTTAGAAGTCGCTAATGATGTCATTGCTAAGATTGAAGATGAGAATGAAGGACGAGCGAAGGGCGATGCTTTGAGCAAGATGGAAAACCGCATTTCTGAAGTGGATGAGTTTGAAATCCGTGAGGATGCGAGCGGGATGCACTTGGAGGGTTACGCTGCACTGTTTGATTCGCGTAGTGAGAACTTGGGTGGGTTTACGGAAACGATTCAGGCTGGAGCTTTTCGTTCTTCGCTTCGCGCCCGTAACGATATAAAGTTTCTGTGGAATCATGACACGGGTGCTGTTTTGGGTTCAACCCGTGCCGGCACTTTGACTTTGACTGAGGATGAGCGCGGTTTACGGGTTAGCGCTCATATTGCGAACACAAGTTATGGCCGTGATGCTGCGGAGCTTGTTAGGCGTGGGGATGTGACTGGGTTTAGTTTCGGTTTCTCTATGCCTGCCCGTGGTGGGGATTCTTGGAACGCTGAGGGCACTGAGCGTCTGCTGAAGTCTGTCCGTTTGCACGAAGTGTCATTAACAGCTTTTCCGGCTTATAGCGGTACTGCTGGGACTGCCACAGTGCGCGGTCTGGACAAGATTGCGAAACGCGCACAGGTTGATGCTGATGCGCTTGCCGATGCTTTGCTGAAGATTGAGAATGGTGACGACATTACTTCTGATGACCGGCAACTGTTGGAGAAGGTACTTTCTGAGCTCGCACCTGAACCTGAAGCGGTCGAGGAGCCTACGGTTGACAACTCTTTAGACATGCTTGCTTTGAAGAAGAAGAAGCTCGAACTACTGATGGGACTCTAATGGCTGATTACGCTGCTATCAAGAAGGCAATTTTGAAGGTTGCCGGTAACCCTGAGTCTGGGGTTGTGAAGGATTTGGCCGATGATTGGGCGCGTGCGATTGTTGCGCTTGATGAGGAGCCGACTAAAGAAACTCGCGTGTTGAAGGCTGCTGAGAAGCGCTAGAGCGGGTTCGCCCCCACTGTCCCCCTTTCTGGCAGTGGGGGTTTTCTTTTGCCGTAAACTGGTGGGGGGCTGGATGGTTTCGACAGCAGACTATATCCGCACGCGGGGGTTTGTTGGACTGGGGTTCAATTCCCCACAGCTCCACGAAGTAGGGGACACCTCACGTTTTACAATAGAGGTAGTCGGTACGCGTCAACGCTCCGATGAGTGGTCTGCGTCAACGCGATCGCGTTATTCATATTCATTCCACTTAAGGAGAAACTCACATGTCTGAGTTTGTAAAGCGTCAGCAGGAGCTTAAGGCTAACCTGGTTATGCAGATCCGTTCCGTCATTGACGGTGCAGAGTCTGAAAGCCGTGGCCTTGATGCAGCCGAGCTTGACAAGATTAACCGTATCGAGGCTGACATTGATTCAGCTTCACGTTCCATCGAAGTTGCCGGCAAGACCGAAGAGCGTGCCTCTGAAGTTGCTTTGGCAGCCCGTGGGTTTGAGGTCGTAGAAGAGGCGTCTGCTGGTTCAGCTGACATCTTCCGCGCCATGGCCCGTGGAGAAGTTCGTGGACACCACTTCGCAGCTAACGAAACACGCGCATTGGTTGCTTCTGTGAACACTGTTCCCGTCAACTTCCTCGACCGCGTTTACGCGCTCGCAAAGCTTGTGGGCCCATACCTCGAAACGTCTGAGGTTTTCACGCGCGACAGCGGAGCCGACCTTCGCATCCCCGTGATGTCTGGTTACTCGACTGCTGCAGAGGTCACGGAAGGTTCCGCAATTTCGGAGTCCAACGCGACTTACACCAGCATTCTTCTCGCCCCAACCAAGCAGGCTTTCATCTCTCAGCTCAGCAATGAACTGGTTATGGATGCTGGTTTCGACATCGAAGCTAACTTGGCTGAGCAGGCTGGTATTGCTATTGGTACCCGTGCGAACGCCCTGATTCACACAGCTGTTACTGCTGTTGCTGGTTCTGGTGTGACCGCTGGCACCACCAACGCAATCACCGCTGACGAACTCATCGAGCTGGCCTTCTCTGTTGATGGAATGGCTCGCATGCTTCCTGGTGCAGGCTTCATGGTGAACACCGCTACCCTTGGTGCTATCCGTAAGCTGAAGGATGGTAACGGCGCTTACATTCTTGACGTCGTTGCCGGTGGTCCTTCGACCATCCTCGGAATGCCTGTCTACGAGAACCCTGCCGTTGCTGACATTGCAACCGGTGCAAAGGCTGTTCTCTTTGGACACTGGCCTTCGGTCAAGGTTGCCACCACGGGCCTTGAGGTCGCTACCTCTGCTGACGCTTACTTCGCTAACGATGTCACGGGCTACCGCTTCGTGTACCGTATCGGCGCAGGCGTTGCTAACGGTGCAAACCACATCAAGTACCTGGCGCTTGCATAAGCTCTAGGTTCCTAGGCTGAAAGCCCCCGTCGTGTTGTAGGTTCACGGCGGGGGTTTTCGCTATTATGGGGTGATGGCAACCTACGAGAAAATACCTGG